GCTAGCCCGAAAAGACCGCCGCAGCGGTTTCGACTATTCACTTCGACTCTTGCGCCGTATCTATGCCAGCTAAAAAGGAGCGCATTGCCGCTTCAAGCTCGCGTTTTGGAACGTGCCCATGAATTAGCGGCGTGGTGACTCCGCCGCTTTCGTTGTGCATGCGATGGAGACAGACTCCGCCGTATGCGCCCGATAAGTGGTAATTGCCAACGTTGGCGCGCAGGGTTCCGGACTCGTCACGAGTGTACGGCTCCAATGGTGAACCCGTGCGTTCGTTGATCCAGCGGCAAAGCGTTTCGAGTGTCTTTTTTGATGTTCTCATAATGTTTTTGTCTTTCGTTTTTGGTTTTAGTTTCTTTGATCTTCACAGCGCAGACGCGGCGGCCCCGGCGATGATTCCCGCGACGGCAAAGAGCCAGAGCCATAGAATGACTTGGCGGTGGAACTGCTGGCGCTGGCGCTGGCGTGAGGCTGCTAGGTAATGAAGGCGTAGGTTATTCGGTTCTGTTCTCATGTGTTTGGTTTTGGTTTGTTCGTGGCGGTTTAGTCCACGCTTACGGCCTCGCCTTTGCGGTGAGGCCGCTGGCGCGGGCTATTCGGAAAGGCGGCGCTTTAATTCTGCTTTGATCTGCTTAGCGACGTCACCGCGAAAGGATGAGGCGTTAGACAAGAAATAACGCACGATGCCCTTTCCGTTGTCGTAACCGTATGAGTCGGCGATGTTGTGCAATGTGGACATTGCATCAAGATAAGGCACGGCGGCAAAATTAACTTTTGCCCAATGTTTGCGGATGAGGCGTGCGATGCTGGAAAGAGAAAGGCTAGCGAGGTCTGTTGTTTCGGTGGTTGTCATGTGTTTATCTTTCTTGTTTTTGTTTTGTTAGTACCACAGCATTATTGCTACGGCGAAAAGGGCAATGGTTCCAAGTAGCCATGCTATGAGCATGGCAATCATAATGTCTGGTGTATCGTGTGGATTCATGGGAATGAAGTTTCTGAATTTAAGCATGAATAACAAATCCACTTTCATCTTTCTTTGCCTGACCTTTTGCCCTGAGTCCGATAATGACACCGGCACCGTGCTCAAAGATTGCATCATGATCATCACCATCGACCACTTTGCGACCGCCCCAAGTTGATGGTAATTCATCGCCTTTTTTAGTCGCGAAAACTGCAGCAACGGCGCCACCGGATTCCATCACTTCAGAGACTCCCTTGGCATTGCACTCAGATCGTGAAAAGGCGATAAAGTAGTTGGGTGGAAGCTTTCCAGTCGCGTACTTGATGGCGCGGGCGGCATTTTTAGTGTAATCATAAAACTGAATCTGTGGGAAACGTTCCATCAAGTTGATTCCAATCTCACCGCCTAGCACTTCCCATGCAATATCGGATGTGCCGTTCAATCGGACAGCTGGAATCAATCCAAGCTTAACCGCTTTCTTTGCGAGCGATTCAATGTCAATCGCCAGCGATTCCACGAATGATTTTGGAGATTGGAGGAACAGCCTAGTCTTAGCAAGTCGGGCATTTTTAACGTTGTCGAAAAATCCTCGACCTGCAGTATAAAGACAGGATGAAAGACAGCCCGGCGATGCATTCGGGCAGAGATTGCGGCCGCCAGCCTCCCGTGCTGGCGACAAATAAAGAACCCCGGTGAGGTATCCAAGTTTCTCGCCTTTTGATGTTTTTGCGTTTGATGTGCTAAGTAGTTTCATATGTTTTGTTTTCGTTGGGTTATCCTAACCCGCAAACTCTACAGGATACCGGACACTTTATCAAGCGAAAAAGGACACTTTGAAAATATATTTGCGAAAGAGGGGAAAAGGATGGAAGGCTTTGTGTAACAAAGTGAAGAAATAAGACCATGCCAGACGCTATTTTATCGGATGAACAATGGGAGAGTCTAAAGGTTGCCTCCATTAAAGGAGTTAGCGATGCAGACCTCGCTTTAGCCTATGGCGTCGAAAGGAGCAGCATCAGGCAACGACGTTGCAGGGATGAGATTTGGCAGGCAGCAAAAGGAGTATTGAAACCAATTGTCACAGATGTTGTCACAGATGGTCAAAAAGAGGTTAATTTGCCTTCAGTTCCAGCCTCCAGTTCCTCCAGCACGTCAGCACTTGCGCAGAAAGTGGCCTTAACGGTGTCCGAGAACATCTCCAAGCTAGGAGAGCAGAATCGTCTCCTAGCCCTTCAGATCGCGGGAAAAGGGCTAAAGCAAGCGAATGCTGCTCCGCCGGATGTGCAAAGCTGGCAAGATGTCAAAGCCCTGATGGACATCGTTGCCAAGGCCAGCGGGATGGATCAGGCGCAGGCTGTCCAAGTGAACGTGTTGAGCTCTCAACCCATGGATTTTTCCCCTCATTTTGAACCTGCTATTGAGACTGATAAGGTGGTTGATGTGTAAAGTGTTGATTATCAGTGATGTCCTACTTTGCATGCTCGGTGTAGTAAGTATGTATATATTTACCCGGCATTCCCGGCCTAGTTTTCCCCCGATTGTGTCAGGGTATGGGGGCAGGATAGACTGCTAGCTAGCGCAGTGGCGGGCGGTGGTGGTGGTGCAGAGCGGCGGCGGTGGCCAGCAGCGCAGGGCGCAGGCCACGGGGCGAGTGGCAGTAGGCACCGGGCGGTCGGCCCGTGCGTAGCGTATAAATTCACTCCCCTCATAAAAGTTCCCCCACATAAATATCTTCTACCATTACCACCACCGGGTCTAATTTATTTATTCGCCTACCCCAGGGGTCTTTTCTGTAAAATCATCCTCAACAATTTTTCCCTCTAAATTATTTCTTATACCATTTGATTCCGTCCGTTTGCTTGGCTATCGTTTCTGATGAACAGGACACCGCCTAAAGTTTTGATAGCATGTGAGTATTCGGCAAAAGTCAGAGATGCTTTTTTGGCTGTTGGATGTGACGCTTGGAGTTGTGATTTCGAGCCGTGTGAAGGCGATCCATCTCGTCATATCAAAGAAGATGTGACATCAATTCTTCACGATGGGTGGGATTTAATGATTTGTCACCCGCCTTGCACACACTTGGCAGTTTCTGGAGCTAGGCACTTCGCTGCAAAGATTGCTGATGGAAGGCAACAGCAGGCGTTGGACTTTGTGGAAATGCTGTTGTCCGCTCCAATTCCGAGGATTGCATTGGAAAACCCTGTTAGCATCATCTCGTCCAAGATACGAAAGCCTGACCAAATTATTCAGCCGTGGCAGTTTGGACACGGAGAAACGAAGGCTACTTGTCTGTGGTTAAAAAACCTACCAATATTACAGCCAACTGATATTGTAGATGGGAGGGAACAGAGAGTGCATCGTATGCCGCCAAGTCCTACGCGGTGGAAAGAAAGAAGCCGAACCTTCCAAGGAATCGCAGATGCAATGGCAAAACAATGGTCAACACTACTTTCCCAATGATTTCATCATTCCATCCCAACTTCAAAAACCTCACGGGCAAACGCTTTGGTCGCTGGACGGTTCTCTCCCATGTTCCCACAGGTAGGAAAGGATCTTCAACCTGGAGGTGCCAGTGCGACTGTGGGCGCATCAAGCAGAACGTGTTCTACACCGCTTTAACAACGGGAAAGTCTCTTTCCTGTGGATGCCTTAGAACCGATCTACTTCGCGGTAAAGCAGTGGATGTGAAGCCAGAAAGCCCAACTGCTACTGAAGAACCTATTGGTGATTTGGCTGAGCTTGAGGCGATGCTGGTTGATTCCAAGAAGCCTGTGGTATCAGAGGCTAAAAAACTCATCCTTAACGATCAACGTCTCTGGCGCTGTATCGCTCGTTGCCGGGTCAAAGGACTCACCTACAAGGGTCAGAAGCCAACGGATTTCTACGTCAAGCTGGCGATGAAGGATGAGCTTGCGATTTGGCTGAGAGGATAAATATCTTATTGTATTTGTTGCATCGACAGAATCGGTGTGCGATGGTTGATGACGATATGAAACTAACAGAACAAGAAAAACGAATCAAGCTGGCTGAGGCTCAAGGTTTAACTGGTTGGGAAGAGGCTCGATGCTTACCCGACTACTTCTCGGACCTCAACGCGGTGCAAGAAATTCAAGATAAGTTGACGAATGATCAGCAGTTTGAATTTGTTTATCACCTAAACGATGTTCTTGAGCTTGTTCCGTTAAGTTCGCCAGCAAGCTATAGGGAGGTTGTTTTGTTTGCGTTTGCCAACGCAACCGCAGCCCAACGCTCCGAAGCTCTCGGCCTAACCCTCAACCTCTGGTAAAATATGCGAAACATAAACCTCCCAAAAACTAAAGTATACATCCGCTGTGACGCCTTCGGTGGTCCAGAAAACGAATTTGAACCCGCATGGCTTGTATCTGTTCGAGCGATGCGTAACCGTCCATTCTGCTTCCAAGCATGGGTCGAGAAATACGCCGCCTGCTTCGACAAAATCCCGCCTCAATGCGTCTATTGGTATGAACCAGAAGATGATCACAAGCCTCTTCCGCTACACAAGGTGCAAATGTGGGAGTGCTTGTCTGGTTCCATCGAACTATGGCGCAAAGACCAACTTTCCGACGTGCCAGTTTTGGTTAACCTTGGGAAAGGTAATCCTCCGATAGGAGGCCACTACTGGTTCACCATCGACCACCTGCCAGAAGGGCAATCATCTGGCCTCCTGGACGTGGGTGACTCCGAGCTACTTGAGGAGCACAAGGAGGGCAACGTCATCAAGCTCGCCAACGGCCAAATCGCAATCTACCCGAACAACCGCATCAAGTGGCTTCCCGTTTCGCTGACCGGCAAAGATGCAGCCGCAACCATTCCTGATTGGAGTGTGGCAACAAATAGCCAGTGGGACGAATGGTGGTCTGACTCGGACGAGATCCTTGGAGATGCCAAGTGGGCGTATTGAGGTAACAAAAATGAATAACCTGAAATGAAGACCAACAGCGACTTGATTCGGCTTCCGAATGACGTGGCCCGCTGTGATGGCGTAGGATTCGATGAAAACGGCAGTTGGGACTGGCGCGAAGGCTGTGAGACGTGTTTACGCCGAACCGCTCCACGCGGAGATATGATGCTAATATCGTTTATCCATCCGCCTGCGATTATCGCTTTTGAGTGCGAGTTCCTCATTGAGCCGGACAACAATCATCCAAACCTAACACCTTAATGGGACGCTCACCAAAATCACTTATCAACGAAACCTTCGGCAGCTTGATCGTTGTCGAACTCGTATCTCGCAACACTCATGGCAATAGCCGCTGGCTGTGCCAATGCGAGTGCGGCAACAAGACCGAGGTATATTATCAAAATCTCACCTCTGGAAGTGTGCAGTCCTGTGGCTGCTTACCCAAGGGAAGGAAGATTGGCTCCAAGAAACAATCCAAGTAATGATCATGAATACAGAACACGACAAACCAACGCCTCCTCCAGGATTTAAACTCGTTAAGGGGGCTGAATTAAAAGCTCCATTTGATACCAGATTGCTCGTGTTTACCGATGAAGACACATGGGATGAATCTGTTTATGCAGGTTCAAATAGAGCAATGCTCCATGCAGACTTTTGCTCATGGTATGCGACCCCAGATTCACAGCAATCCATCTCCGAGGAGGCCGCAGCAATCGTCGCTGGAGAACGTCAATCTGACTACGGCGATGCGAACGAATCTTTTGCTCGCATTGCAAATCTGTGGAGCGCCTACACAGGCTCTACCATTGAGCCTTGGGATGTGGCACAGATGATGATTCTTCTGAAAGTCAGCCGAGCCAAGACGAGTAAAAAGCGAGACACCCTGGTTGACATCATCGGATATGCCGAGTGCGCAGTGAAACTTAACAAAGCTGAATGATATGGAAAAGCTAAAATTCTGTGTTGATTGTCGGTGGTGTGTATTAAAAAAATCTGCTCACGGAGCATCTCATGCTTGCAGTAATGAGGTATCCATACGCTCCAAAGGCGTGGATGCTTTTGACCGAGTTACTGGTAGGGATAACGACCCATTTGAGCGCATGAGGATGTGTGGAACAATGAGAGACGCGCGTGACTTGTGCGGTCCTGATGCCAGACTTTGGGAGGAGAAGTGAGTTTTCTCAATTATGAGAGTTACCCTAGCAATATAGGGTAATAGCAAACAACCAGAATTACCCTAATCAGCTAGGGTAATGATTTCGTAAATAAATTAGTTTACAAATAAACAAGATTGTGTATCTTTCAGCGTGAAAAAATCATCTCGCAATATCATGCTGGACGCAAACCGATGGAGAGATCAAGACTTTGCCTGCTTATCGTTTAGGCATCGAGCATTTCTTATCGTTCTTGAATGTTTAGCTGACAAGGCTGGTGTAGTGGATTGGGAGCTTGAGAAAATTAACGATGTGGCTGGTGATGGTGCTGACTTCAGCCGTGTCGATGTAAAACAACTTGGTTCCGATAATGCCATTTGGATGCCAGGAGGAACAGCAATACTGCTAAGCCAATTCATGCAAAAGCAGTACGGGGTTTTGAGCCGTCACTGTCCAGCCCATAAACAGGTTTGGCATGCGATAGTTAAATGGTGGGGAGCGCCAACTCACCCACATGAACAAGAACCATTTATTGCTTTTTTCTCGGAAAGACAGATTTTTCGCCATGCTCCAAAAATCAAGGATGAAGATCAAGGATTGGATGAGCCACCTTGGAAAACGCAATTAAAAGCCGAGGCGACGGCGGCAAAAAAAGTTGAGATACCAACATCACTTCCAATGTGTATTGTTGAGGCGCTACAAGATTGCTTCGACTGGAGAGTTCGCATGGCGCTACGCTCTCGCATCAGAACAGAAGGTGATAAATGGGCGTGGACGCCAGAACAAGCTGAGCAAGATATTAAACAGGTCCAAAGCATGTTGAGAAAATTTACCTCGGAATCGGTTGAGGTTCAGCTTCGCAATATGATTCGCTCCAACAAACCATACCTAAATAACCCGCAGCTTTATGACTCAAATCTCTTATCAAGACAAAAAGCAGACGATTATGAATGATGAAAAAGAACAAGAATGGGCAAAAATTCGCGATGACTTCCAAGAAGCAATGGATAAACTTGCCTCGCTGGAGCAGTTGGCTCAACACGCTAGCCGAAACCTTACTAGCGTGCTCAAAAGATTCAGGGAACACCTAAATCTATCCCAAGAAGGAGCTGCTAAAATCATGGGTGTCAGCAAAATGTACATATCCATGCTCGAAAGTGGAAAAAGACCATGGACAGCTCGCTCCGTAGAGAGGCTTCTTCGTCCAATTCTATGTCTTTGACAAAATCACTCTTGCAACCTATCGCAAAAAGCCATAAGCTATCAATTATATGGAAAAGAAGTTCTCTAAAACGATCAAGAATCCTGATACTGGCCGTGAAAAGACGGTAAAATACGGCCAAAAAGGCAGCAAAATTGGCCCTATTGGCAGCAAGCGTGCTGATGCGTATTGTGCTCGCAGCAACAATATTGCAGGCGACTGGCGCTCTGATCCAAATTCGCCCAATTCCTTGTCTCGTAAAAAATGGGGATGTTCGGGATCTAAAAGCGTGAAGAAGAAGTAACACCATGAATACTGAAACAGTCTGGATGTCAGTCATTCTTCTTTGCATTCTATTGGTCAAATGCCTGACTGAAATCGGAAAACATAATCTCAATCTACCATGAAGGACTCCTGCTACAAAAAAGTCAAAGCAAGCTACGACGTGTTTCCATCGGCTCGCGCTTCTCAAGCCATTGCCAAGTGCCGCAAGGAAAGTGGCAATGTTCGCAAGACTGAAGCTGGCTCCAATCTCAAACGATGGGAGAAGGAGAACTGGAAAGACCAACGCACTGGCAAACCTTGCGGATCAGGTGGCGATAACGAGTATTGCCGACCAACGAAGCGAGCTTCATCCGATACGCCTAAAACGGCTAGCGAATTAGGGCGCAATAAGGTTCAGGCCAAGATGCGCGAGAAAACCCGTGTTGGCATGGGTGCTAAAGTCAGTGCAGCTAAGTAACAATTTGCAGCGTGCGCCTATGATCTAGCGTGCATTCAAAACTCCACTGCGGGTACGTTTCCCCCGGACTTAATGGAGCCGTAGTAGCCGGAGGAGACACCAATTTACTATATGCAAGAAATGACAAAATCCCACAAGTGCCGAGTCAGGCATGGAGACTATCAGTTTATTAAAGGATCAGTCCTTGATATTGGCTGTGGTCCAGACGCCATCAAACTTAATCCGCCATCAACCGTTCGAGGTTGGGACTTGCCTGATGGAGATGCGCAATATCTGACCGGCGTTAATGACAAGTCGTTTGATTGTGTAGTGAGCGCCCATTGCCTGGAGCACATGAACGATCCAGAAGTGGCTCTTCAAAACTGGAGCCGAGTTCTCAAAGAGGGCGGATACGTGTACATTCTAGTTCCGCTCTACAGTGCTTATGAGAAGTTCCGCGACTTCCGCTTTGGCAGTTCGCATCAAGCACGCTTTAATCCAGATCACAAAACATCGTGGGATATTGTCAGCGTGGACAAGCCGATGAACCACGATCACTACGACTACAAGCGCATCGTGCAAATGGGAAAAGATGCTGGATTGCACCTTGTTGATCTGCGTATGGAACTAGACGGCTTCCATTGGGACAAGTGGAACGATCCTGATTTTGACTCGACTATGCACGGTGGGCTAGCTCAGTTGTGCATTGTGTTCAATAAGATTTAGTATTATGAATTTACTCCCGGTAGTCCTCAATATCGCGCCTCACGAAAAACGTCAGGCTGAACGCTTGGTGCAATACCTGAGAGAGCTAGATGGCACCGAGGTAATTACGATGTCTTTTCAAGACCCTCCTGGTATGCGTTATCCAGAGGTGGCAAATTTGGCGTTCAAGCAGTGCGCTAAAGCGATGCGTGGTAAGTCTTTTATGTGGATTGAGTGTGACTCTATTCCGATCAAGAAGGGATGGCTCAAAGCGATCACTGATGAGTATGTGAAGCAGGGCAAGCCGTATCTTTATCCAAAGACTCGCAATCCACCATTTGATAATTTTACGGGCATTGGCGTACAAGGACCGGACG